TCTACATTAGATGCAGATTTACTAGATGGTAATCATGCTTCAGCTTTTTACTTAGCAACTAACCCATCTGGGTATACATCTAATACAGGAACGGTAACTTCAGTAGGTGGTACAGGAACTGTTTCTGGTTTAACATTAACAGGTACAGTAACTGGCTCTGGAAACTTAACACTAGGTGGTACGTTATCTACTTCAACGTCTGCATTAAGTGATATAAAAGCAAACTTAACTACACAAAATGCTAACAATATTATAATTAGTGGATTTTATCACGGTGATACAAACGTACCTACAACTGATGGAGAATCAGATAAATCTATTTGGCATAACCAATATGGGGGTAGTTCAAGTTGGGCTACACAATTAGCTACATCCTGGCGTAATGGTCGTATGTGGATTCGAAATAAAGAAAACGGAACATGGGAATCTTGGTATGAAGTGTTTACTGAAAATCATTTACCTTTAATTTCTGAAGTAAGTGGATTACAAACTGCATTAGATAGCAAGGTTGATGAAAATGCAGCAATCACTGCTGGTACGGCAACAAAGATTACTTATGATGCTAAAGGTTTAGTTACGGCTGGAACTACTTTGTCTTCAGGTGACTTACCATCACACACACATACAGCTTCACAAATTAGTGATAGCGGTAACGTAGGTCGCAACTTATTAACGACCAGCTCTGCTACTGCATCTACATTATTCTTTAAAAAGAATCCTGATCATACTATTACTCTAGAAGATGCTGCAACATTTAGAACTTCTACTGGAACTGCAGCGGCCTCGCACACACACGCAATTTCCGATGTAACAAACCTACAAACTTCGTTAGATGGTAAAGCTGCAACCTCTCACAGTCATGTAGCATCTGATGTTACCAGCGGTACTTTTGCTACTGCACGTATACCAACATTAGGTAATATTACTAATGCAGGTGCAATTGGATCAACAGCAAACCTTGGAGTTGTTACAACTACAAGTGGTGTACTAACTACTAGAACTTTAAATGATGATGCTACAAGAGGTGTTTTGAGTTCATCATCTACCGACTTAACTACAGAACGAAATATTTACTGGGGTACTAGATTTATTCATCTTGGAGTTACAACTGTAGCAGGTCAAAACGTATCAAGAACAATTTCTTTTACAACAGGTATGAAAAATTTTATTTTACAATTGCACCAAGATACTACAACCGGTGCCGTAATTGCTAGATTACCACTTACTATTACAAATGATGCAGGAACTTCTACTGACGGACAATTTTATAGTTTAGATACAACAACAGTTACACATCGTGTAGCTTGGTCTAATGGATCTGCATCTCAAATTATGAACGTAAGTATTTCATATTCTGGAACAACAATTACTGTCTCACACAACTTTAACTTTAACGCAGCCTTTAGATTATATGGTTATTAAGGAGTAACTTATGGAAAAATCAATATATTACCTTGATTATAATAAAGAAACTAAGCAAGCAACATTTATAGGAATTGTTAAAAATTCCGAACATTCAATTCAATTAGAATTAAATGAATCTGAATATAAAAACATTATGGATAATTTAGACTTTGTTTTTATAAAATATGGTAAACCTGTAATTGACGAAACTTTTAAAAGCAAATTTCAATCTAAAATTATTGCTCTTAATAGAATTCAAGAACTAAAACAACTTTTAGCTTCAACAGATTGGAAAGTTATTGTTAATGCTGAACTAATTCAAGCTGGATTAAATCTTAAGTATCCAGAACTACACGCAGAAAGACAAGCCTGGCGTGATGAAATTAACGAGTTAGAACATTTTTAATGTTGCCTTTTACACCTGCTTGGGCAGTAAACGTAGCGATTGCAGTGCCAATAAAATCTTTACTATTAAAAAATAAACGTGGTATAGTTATTAAAGGAGAATAAAAATGTCTAAATCAATTCTTAATCGTATTGGCGTATCTGGTTATAATCAACCCAAGCGCACGCCTAATCATCCTACGAAGTCGCACGTTGTTGTAGCGAAGTCAGGTGATGATGTAAAAACTATTCGCTTTGGTCAACAAGGTGTAAGTGGATCACCAAAGAAAGAAGGCGAGTCTGCATCTTATCGTGCAAGACGTGAAGCGTTTAAAGCGCGTCACGCAAAAAATATTGCGAAAGGAAAAATGTCAGCAGCTTACTGGGCTGATAAAGTCAAATGGTAAAATCAAAAGTTAATGCGGCTGGTAATTATACCAAGCCAACGATGCGTAAAAATTTATTTAATAAAATTAAACGTGGTACAAAAGGCGGAGATCCAGGTGAATGGTCAGCACGCAAAGCGCAATTATTAGCGCGTGAATATAAAAAGCGTGGAGGAGGATACAAGTCATGATGAAAGCAGGCAAAGGCAAAATGTTCAAAGCAAAAGGAACAGCCTTATCTGGTAGCTGGACCCCAAAGAAAATGGGTAAAGGCAAAATGATGAAGTCTAAAGGAATGTATTAGTATGCCTAAAAAAGCTAGTCAACGTTCATTAGATCGTTGGACAGATCAAAAGTGGCGTACCGCAAGTGGTAAACCATCTGAAGGCAAACTACGATACTTACCTGATAGAGCCTGGGCAGCATTAAGCTCAGCAGAAAAGGCAGCAACGAACCGTGCAAAAGCAACAGGTAACCGAGCTGGTAAACAATTTGTTTCTCAACCTAGATCGATTATTAATAAAGTGAGGAGGTATAGAACAAATGGCAAGTAAGAAAAAATGGATTCAAGATGCAATTAAAAAACCAGGCGCATTGCGTAAGCAATTAGGCGCTAAAACAGGTAAACCAATTCCTGCTGGTAAACTTGAAGCCGCAGCTAAAAAGCCGGGTAAGCTCGGTCAACGCGCACGTTTAGCGCAAACCTTAAGAAAAATGAAGTAGATAATTGTAAAATTATCTGTTCATAAACAACCGATTCTAACGCAATTCTTTATGAGAGAATTGTAAAGAAACGGTTGTTTTCTTTAACAACACAGATATGCATGTGTTATATTATACGTGTAGATAGTAGCGGACTACTTTAGTGTCCAGATCGAAGTGTGTAAAAATCGGCAGTTTATACATGGATGCCTACGCCAGAATGAGTAGTGAAGTAATATAACAGTATTCTCGTTATGTTATTTAATGCTATCCTTCTGGCGTTTTTTATTAAAGGTATAGATCTGAATTCTAAAGTAGCCACGTGAACTCTCAAAGAAAAGGAGGCCCCTATGGCCAATGAAAAGCTATTATCGCTTCACAGTTTACAAAACGTGAATACGGTAATCAGTATGCTCTACGATGCGAATGGCGTGTATCGCGCTGGGTTTGATCCCAACGTTTTTTACAACACCATTTTAATCGACTCCCTCAAGTACGGTGAGGAAAACTATGTACACTTAAAGTCTGCTGAATCCTTAACGATTCGCAGAGGCGACACTGTCGCTCGTTTCCGTCGATGGGCTGGATTAACTCCAACCTTGACTCCATTAAAGGAAGGTATTCCACCTGCTCCTGACAAACACGCGTATGAAACTATTGAAGTTGGTAACGTGTTCTCGTTTGGTCGCTGGTCAGAATATACTGACAAGCTTGACTTAAGCATTATTAATGAAGTCCTTGCAGAACGCTCCGTTCAATACGGGGAAGTTGCAAACCAAACCAAGGAACTTTACGCTCGTAAAACCTGGTTAGCTACTCCAAACGAATTCTTTGCCAACTTTAAAGCTGGCGTTCAAGACTTAGCGTTTGGTGATGAAATCCGTTTAGATGATCTCCGCTTCTTAGTGGCACGTATGAAACGCATGATGGTTAAACCTATTGGCGGTAAATTTATGTACGTGTGCTCACCAGAATTTATTAATGGATTAATCGATGACCCACGTGTTAAACAATACATGGAAATCGAACAAACCACTGGCAAACTTTGGACGACTGGCCAACAATTCGATATGTTTGAATTGTCCTTTGTCCCAACAATGTTAGATGAATTTGCGTATCCTGACATTGAATTCCCAGGTGTTTATGAAGCTGCAGCTGGACACGAAGTTATTCGTTTGTATGCTATGGGTCCTGCTACTACTGCAAACGTAGTTATTAATGGTGTTAGCACCGCTACTC